TTATTTATCATCCTTCCTTGGTTCCGTATACTTCATAACTTGCTTACTATCAGAAAATCCAGCCGTTGTAGGGTCAACGTATGTTGCAATCAACGCTGTTACTACCCCAATAATCGCAACTGGCTTACTTAGAAACTCTCTGAACGCTTGACCTAAAAGGCTCCAACTTTCCAAATCTGATATTTCAAATCCTCCTGCTGTCCACACTATTGTTACTAGGGTAATAAGAGATAATGTCCATGTGCGCCAATTGTTTCGTAACTTCCAGTTTATCTTTTTCATAGTATCACCCCTATTTCTTTTTACCACATCGTGTGCATTTACCGTTTTTCCATTGATGAATTCCCATATTACAAAGCATTTTACCTACTGCTGACATATTTTCACCCCCCTCCAAGATTGTTCAAAAATACAGCTATATAAAAACTGATTACACCGCCGATTACCGACGTGACAAACACAGCGATTAATGCCGCTATAACAATCCGTACTAACCAACGCTTCTTTTCTTTCGATTCTTCTATAACTCTTTCGGCAATTTCAGCCCTTTCTCGTTCTCTGTTCAACTCGATATTAGAAAATTTTTGATCGTGGGCTAAAACTTTTTCGAGAACAGGTGCCATACCGTTTTCTACCGCTTTTTGAATCGAAATTGGTAATTTTATTTGATTATCTTCTAATTCATCTATTCGCTTACTGTGCCGATTTAGCCGTTCTAAATTCGCATTTGACTGTTTATCAACCTTATCCACTCTACTTGTAAGCTTTGTCCATTCTCGGTTCGTAATCTTCACCTCTTGCTCCAAAATAACCACCTCACCCCATAAAAAATACACCTTTAGTAGGTGTTATTTTCATCTTCTATTTGACGATTGATTAAATCGCCGTTTTCAACCATCACCACTTGTTGCCTTTCCTTATCTAATACGGCGATACCATCAACAATTTTAACGGCATCTACATTGTAAAATAGTTTTTCATCTGCTTTAATTTTAAAGAAACGTTCTGGTGAATCATCATTTTCTTGCACATTACACCATTCCTGAATATAACCATCCTCGCCTACAGATACATAAACATCCTTCATTATTATTCCTCCTTATCTATATCCTATAGTGCGTACACACCATCCGTTGTTGGGTGTAGTTCCGTTGTCAGCATGACCTCTAATTGAAGTGGCGTTGTAAACTAGTACTTTTTTTGCACCATCAGTTCCCGCCATTCCTTCCCATCCTGTACCAATGCTAGGGTTCAATGATGATTTTGGTATAAAAATGGTTCTTGTACCATAGTTAAGTGGTCCTGTTCCTGGTGTATATCTTGAAACTTGTACAAATAAACCTACTTTCACAGCATCAGCCGGAAAAGTGAAAACGTTTGTATCTAAAAAGTAAGCAGAACCATTAAATAATTCAACATACGGCGCAAACGCGTTTACAAATTCTTGTGTGGCAACATCCTTTGTTGCGATTTTTAAGTTTGTTGCATCGATAGTACCTGTAACCGTTGAGTCTCCCGCTTTTTGCACAGAATCAGTTGTATTCGCAACCGGCTTACTATCAATCGTCAAACTGTTAATCAAAAAATTCATTTTCTTAGTAGCCGTACTATATGTCGCAAATCTAAAGTTGTTCGTCCAATCGCTCAATCCAAAACCAGATTGGTTAAAGAATATGCCTGCGCCTGCTGTATTCGTCGCGTAATTGAACCCTCTAACTAACCTTTCACTCGCAACATCAAACTGCAAGTTACCAGTCATTGAATCCCCTGTTTTCTTAACCACATTCATAGCCGTTATCTGACTTTGTAATGTGTTAAATTGCGTCTGCAAAGCCGTAACCTGCGCTTGAAACGCGGCGAAGTCACCTATATAATCTTGCGCGTCAATCTTGCCTTGTGCCGGGTCTTTGTCCACATGATACGTAAACCGTGGCATCCCTGACAACTGTGTACCATCTTGTTTTATTAGTACAAAACGGGCATTGTCAATCCCGTTAGGTCCCGAAGGTGTAGAAAACGCCTCTTTTACAAACGTATATTCAAACTTCCCATTTGTCGGGTCCGTAAAATTAATCACGGGATCAGTAACAATGTGGATATCATCAGGTGATGCAACAAAATTCGCTCGCCATCCTGTTATATTTACCACAACTCCTGACGCAACGACTGTTACCTGTAATGTAAATGAACCGTAGTCACCCTGTACAGCCTCTAATCGCGGTATATCCCACGAACGTGTATTTATATCAAGAACTGCCTGCAACACTCGCAATCCTGCCATTATGCATCACCTTCCTTGTTTATTAATGCGTGAACCATTTCTTCTAAATCGGATACTCGTTTTTCGAGTGCTTTCTTTTCGGCTTCATTTTCACGGGCATACTGCCATAGCCACATGATTGTTTTTTGCATGTCCATTGCCATCATGTCGTCTGAACGCAATTCAGGCGGTAACAATTCAGCTATAAAGCCGATTTTTTTATCAAAGCTGACATAATCACCTGTGGATTCTTCATTGAACGCCGATTCTACATCTTGCCTTAATCGATAATTAAACACCTCTACTGTATTAATCATGTCTTTCGCTGAATATCTTTTTGCCATATCCGAATCCGTGAATTTCTCAATATCCTGCTTAATCAAAGCGCTAGACATTTGAGTAAATGATTTAGCCACATGATCTGCATACACCAATGTCGGTGTGTCCCATGATGTGTACACGATACTAGCAACTTTCCCGCCTGATGAACAACCAAGAGAGAGCCAAGCTGTCGAGTATACCAGCGGAACCTCTGCACCTGCGAATGGAGATAATCGTATAACTTTATCGGGATTAACTGCCCCCGTATTTTCATTTATCGCTTCAATCGCTAATCCTAAATCGCCATTGGTGTTCAAACTAACACGCATAGCTGGATAAAGGCTTGTATCTCGTTTTGCTGATAAATTAAACCCAGCACCTCCACCCATCCGCATTATTTCGCGATATTGTGGCGCCGGTAATGGTGGCATGAAGTCAGAGTATATTGTATTGAAATAACCTGCGGAGCCTCGAATAGTCACCCCTTCGATATTAATCGCTCGCAATGTACCTGCGCCTATAAAATCAGCTAAAAACACACTGTCAATGCCCCATGCCGTTGTGGGTATGCTACCAATTCCGTCCTTATAAAACGCAATACCTCGCCTGTTCATCATCATAATGTTTTTAGCTGTGTTTATGTCGCCTGTGTCAAGGAAATACATTGTAGACGGTCGATACGTCGGCGCTGTTAAGATATCCCCGCCGTTTGCACCTTGGATGTCTTGTCCTAAGCGATCAAGTTCTGATGTCATCCAATCCTGCGTGGGTACTTGTTCAATAACACTCTGGATATCCTTCTTAAAGTTATCCGTGAAATCAGCCTTCACATCGCCCAGTTCAATGGATTCATAACGCTCTGTGATGACGTTAAAACGAGTACGTACAACCTTCGCCGTGATATTTATTTTTAACTTCGGATGGTACACAGTGACTGTATCACCCAGAACAACACGTTCCAGGTTCGCGTACTTTTCGTACTCTTTCGTTTGCCACAGTGGTTCAAATTCCACTTTGACGTTCAACGTCGGTTCATCGTTTTTCGTCTCTTTGAAATACTTTTTAGCAGCAGTACGTAATGATGCAACGTCCGTTACCGTTTCATCTTGCGAATAATCTACTTCTAAGATACGGATAAACGAATAATTATTGATATAGTCACTATCGATGTATTTTTCAGGAAGTATAATTTCTTGTTCCGCACCACTCGCATTGTTTTTAACAGCAAACGGATAAATACGAGTGATAACACTTTCCACATTGACATCCATTTCCAAGCCAGTAAGATTTTTACGATATAAAATACGGGCTACATTATCGCGCCCGCGTCGTTTTAATAATCGAATTTGGAAGTTATCACGTGCTATCTCACCGCCCCACACGTCTAAGAATGAGCCTTCTGTACCCGCAACACATTGTAGTGCGTTCTTACGTTTTAACTCGACATTGTTCTGTGTAGCTATGTCTGAATAACCGCTGAACTTCGATGTGTAAGATGTGCTTTGAAATAATTTTGCAAATGCCACGGTCGGCGTTGTGTTCTCAACCTTCAAACTCTCAACAAAGTTACCTGCTAGATCGTTTGTGATGTGTTTTGCCTTTATAACGATCTGGCTATCAAGCATCTGTTTCACTGGATTATATGCACGGAATAACTGCGCTTTTTCGTTTGTCTGCGCATCATCTGTCTTTACCTTGAATATCGATTCTTCCCCTATTTTCGAATATAACCGGGACTCAATTGGATACGTTAATTCTAGTTCACATGGTCCGTTTAACGTTTCATCTACAACGGCTGATATCGTATCTTTTAATAACCCTTGCCCGTTTTTCGAAAAGTCGGTTTCTCGCTTGTCGTATAAAACTGGAATCATTAGAAATACCTCCAGTATGGATTGACTTCTATTTTCGTCACATTACCAATCCAATCAAAATAATTTTTGCCTTCTTCTAGTACTGGAAATTCGAGTGTCTCCATAAGGTTGTCTGCTAATACCATAGCGCCGTTCACAGTTCGAAAAGCAACCATTGCATCACAATCTAGCTCGATGAAATCGGTTAATCCTTTAAAGATAAACACCTGGCTATTGATGTACAGTGTGATGTTTCCAGTACCGTATATCTTCATATAAGGTTGTGAGTAAATTGTTCCTTCATTTTGAATAAAACTACCCTTTTTGATTGATACAGTTTGCGTTGTTAAATACTCGAATGGATCAAACGTGAATGTCACATCAAAATAACCGTATTCGCGAATTGTGTTATCCGCATCACCAAATTGTACTTTCTTCATCTTTCTATACACGTGCGGATCATCAGACATAATAAATTTACTGCCTCGCTTAAAATACGGTTTCGCGATGCGGTACGTCTGCTTAAAGTCTTTCACATCATCTAAAAAGTTGAACGGTATTTCATGGTCCACATCATTATAGGCGTACGGTATAGTCAAACTACCGTTACGCCCTCTGATTATTTTTGTATCGATATCCTGTTCTGCTGTAACAATCTGCGGTCGTTCCGGGATGCATAAGCCGTAATCAGAACAGGAAACGTTATCTATCAGCACGGTATACATCATGCACGACCTCCCCAGGCGGTTGTTTTCGTATTCGTGTTCTTGGTAATGCCTTGTGTGATTTTATCGACCAATCTATTTTCATCCGCTGCGCCGTACAAATTGTTCGTCATATTAATAGTCACATTTGTATCACCAGCTTGCGCAAGCTTATTCTCCGCCATTGCCGGGAGATTGGAGAAAATGCGATTTGATACTGCATCAGCGAACGGGTCCATGCGTTTACCCATCAATGGAACAGCCGCTTCGGGTCCTTTCTCACCAATACCGATTACCGATGCTTGATTGAAGAATCCACCGTTTGCGTGCCAGTCAACGCTTAATTTTGGAACACTTGGCGGTTTCAAACTAAACTTACCGTCTAAACTAAAATGCGGTAATTTCGGCATATCAATCTTAGGAAATTTCAACTTTAATCCGCTGAAAAAGCCTTTGATCGCATCAATTGCTCGTTTTATGCCATCTTTCGCCGCATTGATTGGTGTCATGATTGCAGTTTTAACGGCATTAAACGTGCTTGATGTAATGCTTTTGATACCATTCCACACGTTCGAAACAGTGGATTTTACACTGTTGACGGCACTTGATACAACCGATTTAATCGAACTCCAAATGCTTGATATAGTGTTTTTTATACCATTCCACACGTTGCTAGAAATACTTTTAACTGTATTCCAAACACTATTTATTACGTTTTTAGTGGCATTTATAGCTACAGTAACGTTATTTTTTATCCTATTCCACACAGCCATAATCACACCGGCAACCGCATTCCATACGGTAGATGTTATGTTTTTTATTGTGTTTGATACAGTCCTTATCACATTGCTTACCGCATTCATTGCGCTTGTAATAACGTTTTTGATTTTATTTAAAACGCCAGCCATAAAGCTGTAAATCACATTCCAAACGTTTACAATAATCGTTTTTATTCGATTCGTTGTATTTTGGATGAAGGCAACAATCGGATCAAAAATAACATGAAAAGCATTTGATATTTTTTGCAATACACTTAAAAATACGGAAACAATCGCATTCCAAGCGGTTTGTATTGTTGTTGAAATGCTGGTCCATATACCAACCAAGAAGCTAGATACTGCATTCCACACCGTTATCGCTACCGTCTTAATACCTTCCCACAACATCGTGAAGAAACTAATGAGTGGTGTAAATATGATAGTCACAACACTAACAAGGATGTTCCATGCGCCAATGAGCAAGGATGAAATAATTGTCCAAGCGCCCATAATTACTGTTTGAACCAATAAAAAAATGAACGTAAATACGTTCACTAGTCCGTTCCATACAGTCATTGCTATGTTTACGATTCCTTGCCATACACCTGTTAAAAAACTAATTGTGCTATTCCACAGTGATACAGTTATATTTTTAATGCCCTCCCATATCATCGCAAAGAATTTAATAATCGGAGTCCAGAAAGCAGTTAAGATGGACCAATAAATATCCCATGCTTTTACAAAGAAGTCGGATATCGCTTGCCAACCTGCCATGAATACGTTTTTTATACCTTCCCATACGCCTGACATGAAGTTTTTGAAGTTATCCCATTGCTTGCCAAGCCACTTTGTGATGTTCCCCCAGTTTTTAATTATCACAATAATTATGGTTATGGCAGCAACGATTAGTCCAATCCAAGCAAGAACTGTACCCCCTACCACCGCAATCGCGGCAATCGCTGGTAACAATGCAGACACAGCAACTAAAACAAGTCCCAAGATAACAATAACATCCTTAGACGTACTAGAAAGTCCGCTAAACCATTTAGCAACTTTCTGCAAAATACTTGATAAACTATCTAATATTGGCGCTAATGTTTCGGATATCGCTGCGCCGAGCTCGCTCATTGCTAATTTTATATTGTTTAATGCTTGATCTTGCTTATCGATAGAATCTAGCGTTTCATCGAATGTGGTTGAAACCGTGCCAGACGTATTTTTTGCACTATCAGCTAAATCGTCCAAGTTCAAAGTACCGCGCTTGATAGCATCAACCATTCTTACAGCACCCTTTGTACCGAATACTTCGGAAGCGATGTTTAGTGCCTCTGTTTCACTTTTAGCTCCCTTTATTTTATCTATTGTTCCTTTCAATCCTTGTTCAAGTGTCTTACCATCTTTTGCATATACTACTGTTGCTTTTCCTAAGCTAGATAAAGCCGCCGCGGAATCAACACCATTTTGCTCCAATTGACCGATTAAAACAGCACCTTCTTGATAAGACAATCCCATCGCTTTAATTTGCGGTGCGCCAGATATAATTTTGTCGTTCAGATCATCCACACTCAAACCAGTTGCTTGTGCTACGGATGTTGTCGTATCTAAAACGGTACCTAAATCATCATACGATAAACCATAAGCCTCAATGCTTTTTCTAGCATTAATGGTTGAATCTGTAACGTCCGTGCCGTTAATTTCTGCATATTTCAATAGTAGTAAAGAGTTTTTTTCTAATACGTCATCAGTGAATCCAAATTGCGTATTTAACTCACCTACAGCATCACCAATGGATTGAAAATCAAACTTGGAGTTACCAGCAATATTATTAAATACTTCGCCTAGTGCTTCACCAGCCTTACCAGTCGCACCCGTTTTGGTGATAATAGTGTCCAGTCCGTCGTCCACATCGCGGAAAGCATCGAAAGCATATTGTCCAACTTCTTTTAATTTCTCTCCAATTTCCGCCAACTGTTCCGCTGCCGCTATCATCATTCCGCCACTAAGCGTTTTATTTAGTTTATCCATGCCCTCATCAGCATTATTTGAACTAGTTTTCAGCTCGTCCAGCTCATTTTCAAGCTTAGAAACCCCGCCTTTAGCTTGGTTTAAAGCTGTTTCCATTCGTAAAGCTTCTGTGGAATTCTCGCCATATTCCTGTTTTGTGAGTTCTAGCTGTCTTTCCATATTTTCTATTTTCTTTTCTGCTAATTCCGTTTGATCCGCGACATATTTTTCAGCGTGTGCTAGTTTTTCAGCTTCAGTTGCCGTATCTGCCATCGCTTGTTGTTCTAATTTAAATTCACTTGATAATTTTTCAGTTTGTGCTTCAAGATTCTTTTGAGTATCTTCTAAATTTTTAATAGAAGAAACACGACTTTTTTCTGCTGCTTTGGCTTCATCTAATTTCTGACTGGTAACCCCAATCTTATTAGCCAACTGCTGTTCTGCAATCTCGGCACTACGCAATTTCGTTTCCATTGTAGCAACTTCGGTTGAGTTTTCGCCGAACGCCGTTTTTGCTTTTTCGAGCTGGTCCGCTGTGGCTTTCGTTTTTTGTTGCGCTACATCGTATTGTTTTTGCAAACCGTTTAAATCCGCCGCTAACTTATCCGATTCGGAACCCGTCAATTTCAGTTGTTCTTGTTCCAATTTCAACTCTTGCCGTAACTTTTTACCATCGTTATTCATTTCAGCTATTGCTTTATTAAATTCCTGATTGAATACCTTGAACGTTATTTTAGGTTGATTATTTGCCACTTATATCACCTCTTTTTCTTCGCTTGTTTTTCTTCTTCATTATTAATAAATGATTCGATTGCAGTTTTATTCTCCGCCATAATGTGGACAGTTTGAATGGGTAAATGCCAAAAATCGAAATCATTAATACCGATGATGTACACATAATAAGCATGTAAATCCTCGACACTATCAATTTCGAATTTCGGCATTTTTATTTTTTTGCGCCCGCTTTACCTGTTTTCTTTTCGAATTTTTCTGCTAGCTTATTGCGCCCTTGTTTCGTAATAACAGCAAAATAAACAATCATATCGACTTCCATATCTAGGACGTAGGACTCCAAAAACTCATTGTATGATTTACTATCTTGCTTGCCGTTATGCTGAATATAAGCCGCGTACACTGCTTGTAAAAGTGGTAATGGACTCATATCTACTTCTTCTTTCATGAAACCTTTGAAGAACGCACCATCAATCACACCATCGTTTTGTAAAGTAAGTAAAGTTAAACCAGAAACTGCTGTTTCCACAGTTGATGTTGATCCATCGATAAATTCAATTTGCTTTTCCATTTTATTTTTCCTCCAATATAAAAAGACGGGGATTAGCCCGCCTTCTCGGTTTATTATGTCGCTGTTACTTCTTTATAGGCTGGGAAGTAACTTCCTACTTTTGCCTCTACCTTCACAATAGCGCCTACCGTAATACCGCTGATATTACCTGTGTAGTTACCTGTTGCATCAGCAGTAAATACCGTTTTCGCTACATTGTTCACGCTAACTCTCACTTGTCCGTTGTTTTCGGTCGTACCAGATACAACACCCGTTGATGCAACAACCGGATTAATCGTAAGTTTCGGTAATTCAATGACTAAGTTACCCGGCATACCTTCAATCGTTGTTGCACCTCCTGATGATGAACCATCTAACGCTTTCACTTGATACACGGTATTAAATGTACCGGTAACATAATTATCTCCAATCACATAAGGATTAGCCGTTGAACCGTTATTCGCATTGATGACAGTAGATGAGACAGATACAACTTTCACTGGTAAGGTTTCCATAACTGCATTACCGCGACCATACAACAACACTTTAACCACATCGCTTGTACTTGTGATTAAGTTTTTCGCATAGTATCGATATGTGCCATCCTGATTTACCGCTACGGTAGGTTTAACCTCTCCGTTGATTTCAAGTGCAACCGATTTTGCATAGTATGCGCCTAAAATTCCTGTCATGTAGATGTTTACGACACCAGCCGCTGCGGTTCCTGTTGCAAGATACTGACTGCCTGCGTATACTCTTACGTTATTTGATGATGGTGTATTTAATGATGTTCCAGTTGCGTAGGTTGTATCTAATAAATAACGATTCATAACTGGCGCTGGAAGCCTTGTTTTTTGGCTAACTGCTGTTGTCATTTCGCTCTCTAAACCATATTTAGTCACAGATGACACTTGAATTCCGTGTGTACTCATATAACTCAAATTATTAAGTGTATATGAGTTGGTTGTTGCTTTAACTGGGATGGTTGAACTATCTACATATACATAATAAAAAGAAGCCCCTGTTGATACGTCCCAAGTCCACGTGATACTAGTATCTGTGAAACTTGAGACTTTTAAGTTAAGGGGCTTAACTGGGAAAGACGAAATCAGCACGCGTCATCGCTGATGTGAAATTGGTATGCCACAGTTCGACGTACTCATCAGCAGTTGCTGGTGTTAGTTCATCAATAAACGCATCGTAGTAACATTTGCGATAGTCATCAATCATAGCTGTAAATTCGATTTCAACCTCTGCTACTTCATCCGCGCCATTTTCTACCGTGATTTTTAGACCGGTACTTGATGTACAATTTGGGAATGCGATCAGTTTTGTAACATCTTCGAATTCGTCAATCACATCTGCGGTCAATACGAACGGTTTACTCATACTGTCTGCACCGTATGCGTACACGCCGACTTGCAACCCTTCATTAGATAAGCCATAAATATCACGCAATACAGCTACTTTAATGTGCGCTGAAATAGTCAATGTCATTTTTTGCGGTGTGCTTCTTTTTTTGACCTCTACACCTTCACATTTTTTTACTAATTCCAATAATTCCGTTTCACCTTCGACACTACCTGTACAACCAAACGGCGTACTTGCAGTATCTCCATCAAATTTAATACCTAGGTTCGTGATGCGCGTTGCGTCAAAATCTTCAATAATTGTTGGCATTATTAATTACCTCCTAATGTTCTATTTATTTCTTCTAATACGTCTTTTTCGAGTTGCTCTACTATTTCTGGAACTGATTCATCCAGTCCCTTTTGCATAAACCCTTGTGCGTTTTTGTTATGCGCACCGATACCTTCATCTGGAAAAACGAGATAATTAAATGGCTTTTTACTTGTGATTTCAAAGCCTAGATTACTCGGCGTAACTTTAAAAGGACTAGCAGATTGGGCGTGTTTTTTATTCAAAACGCGACCTCGCCAGTCCTTCGATATATTAATTTTCTTTTCGATATTCTGAATAGCTAACGGTGCGCCTTTTTCTTTGAGTGATCTATTTATTACTTCCTCGGAACGATTCGGTAATTTAGCCATCACATCAAGTAACCGGTCAACATCAGACGATTCTAATTCCCACTTAGCAGACATTTTTAACCGACCTTGTAAATTCGAATGTCAGTGCATCCACATACTTATCTTGTTTTCCTTTTTGTATCTGCCCTTTGTCCGATGATAAAAAGAAATATGGACCAGCGTCTGCTACACCGCCAAGCGATGTAATAATGTCAAGTTGCAAACCGTCTAAATCTGCGATTGTTTCTGCTGCAACCTGAATCGTAACAGATTGTAAAAGAGTGAATTTTGATGTATCTGATCTTGTAAATCCACCTGTGGAAAAGATGATATATTGGTATACCTCGTCTAATTCTTCCTTTAATTCAGCTTCACTCACATTGTCTTGGAAAACTTTCAAACTTGTATCTCGTTCTAAACTCTCAATGAGATATTTATTTAGTTTTTCAAGACGCGCCTTATTTTGTTCATTCATTATCATCACCCGACTTTTCAAGGTACCAAAAAAGACGTACATTACGGTCTGGATCAATCGTAATAACGTCGTAAATGTCTGTACCTATTTTTACTTTTTGATATACCTGGGCTTCTTTTCTGTACGGTGTTTTTATTTTAAGTGTCAAATTACCACCAATGGCATTTACTAGCATATAATCCTGTTCTCGGACAGACATTTCTTGATAGAATAGCTTCCCCTGCACCGCAAAAATATCTTCGGAACGCTTTCTATTGTCATCCCTAACAGTCTTTAATGCACCATAGTATAAAACGCCGTCATTAAAATAATCATGGTTGACTTTCTGCATCAGCAACCGCCACCTTAAACTGCAAGCTTTGAATTTGTCCCAAAAAGTTTTCTTGGAAATATTCAAATGCGTTATTATGTGCATACCGTGTACCATCGAAAAGTAGTTGTTTCGCTTCATCTTCTTCAACAAAAGTGAAGGACGTACCGGTTACTCGCTCCATGTACGCCCCTACTCTATTAATGATGTTTTTTAGTCGTTTATCCTCTGTGGTGTCGTCCCATGTAATGCGGAGATAATCTTTTACTTCTTGTAACAATTCATCAGATACCGTCATGATTATCACTCTCTTCTAACAGGGAGATAAGTGTGGCTTTGTTATCATTCGCGGAGTACGAAACACTACGACTGTCTAACTCTGCTCTTAACTCATTATTCGTCATACCTGAATAACCCGTACTTTGTAATTGTACGGGACTATCAGGGTGTAGGCGTTACTGGATTCACCACATTCACATTGATTGCTGGTGTAGTAGTAAGATCCGTGATATCAAACACTAAGAAAGAATCGTTATCTTTCGGACGACCATTCGCATACTGTTTAGAGTAGTAAAGCGTTTCGTCATCCAATAGGCGATATTCCGTTGATGTACGGATTTGTTGTTCTGAACCAATGCCCATGAAGTAATCGCGCGCACGACCCGCTACGGCTTTACCAACTGGTACCGCTACAGATTCAATGATTTTCAATGGGATTGGTAGAATACCTGTTACCCATGCGCCTTGCGGTGTCATGTATGTTGTAGCTGGGAAAATCTTAGCCCAATAATCCGCTGGGTTAATGATTAGAATTGCATCCGTTACCGACTTCAAACCTTCATTCGTAAGTGGCAGCATGATTTCATTAGCCAATGTAGCAGGTGTTAAATCGTTCAATGGTGTTGCTGGTTTTGACGTATGTTCACCACTAACAACGTTGTCCACATCGCGCATCATACCGATAGGCATGTCTTTCCCAGTACCGTCAACGATACCATGTTCCAAACCTAGCGCCATGGATTCAGCTAGTACTGTACGAACGTAACGATCTAACCATGCAGGACCAAGATCAAGCATCGCATTACATACCGGGATGTAAGCAGATAGTTTGTACATGCCTGTTTGGATTTTATCGAAACCGTTGTCTAGTAGTTCTTTAATCTCCGCACACAACGGTCCCCACCAAGCTGTACCAACATCACCGATTGAGATAATCCATTCTGTTGTTGCGGTTGTATTCACGAAATTAATTTCAGATAGCAACGGATGCGCTACAGTTAAATCTTCAAATACACGTTCAAAAACGGTTGGCGGCAATAGGTCCGTAACGCCAGCGAAACCATTACCTGCGATAACTGCATTGTAATATTTCGTTTCTTGAGCAGTTAGGACATTAGCGCCACGACCAGCCAATACGTTATTATCCACATTGCGTGTTTCCACTTCGCTTTTCGCTTTCTCTAAGATGTTATTTTGAATCGCTTCCGCCATTTTCGTAAATGCTTCCACCTGTTCTTCTTCCGTACCACCAGTTTTAACGGCGTTTAGGAATGCGTTCTTAAGATTAATTTCGTTTTCATTTTCTTTTGTTTGAATGTTTTTCATTACCATTTTAATTTTCCTCCTCTAAATAAAAAATCATCGCTTGATATTAGCGATGTTCATAAAAATATTTTTTTGTGATGCCGCTACTTCTGTTGTGTCGAAGTTGTATTTTTCGCGTAGACTTGCTGCCGTTACGTTATCTTCCACAGGTTCAGGTGCCACAGCGTCTGCAATCTTGTCACAGAAACCATGTGTTACACAATCCTCTGCGGTAATCCAATCTTCTTTTGCTAATAAGTTTACTAACTCTTCACGTTCGCCTTTAAAACGACCTGTATACGACTCTGTGACAGCGTGGTCGATATTATCCATATCGTTCGCTACCTTGCGTAATTCGTCCGCATTACCCGCAACAACCGTCCACGCTTTATGAATCATCATCATAGCGTTTCTAGGCATAATAATTTCATCCGCCGCCATCGCAATAACACTCGCGCCTGATCCAGCCAAAGCATCAACATGTACTGTAATCTTCGCGCTATGTGCTTTCAATAGATTATGAATCGCGATAGATTCGAATACGTCGCCTCCGCCACTGTTGATGTGAATATGGATTTCATTTGCGTTCGATTCGTTAATTGCTTGGCGAACACTGTTTGAATCAATTTCATCAAACCAACCAGTCCCAATACTTCCGTAAAGGTAAAGTTCGGCTGTATCTTCGCCTTCAACACTGTTCTTAAATTCGAAACGTTTTTCAATTTTAGGCATTTTCATTAACTTCACCTCCCTTCGTTGGTTCGACTTCTTCACCTTGTGGTGCATAGTTTTTGGAAATATAACGTTCTTCATTCTCTGGTAGCCCTGTCCGCTCTCTGCCGACCATTGCCAGATTGTCATCCACAGTATTAGTGCCAGTTCTAAATAGTAACTCCAAAGCACTTGCGCTGTCTTTCAAGTCCTGAACCTTAATCATGCTCGTGTCCATTTTCATGTAGGTTCGTTTCAGAACGGCATCGCGCCCATAGTATTTCCTGTTCACTTCGGCGTTTACCATTTCAGCAATTGGGTTTAAACAGAACATTAAAAAAGCATTCATTTGGTCGTTTAACCCGACCGTATCACCCTTGGCCAAACCTAGCGGAATGTGAAAACTATTTGCTATCATTTCGAAAACATCATCAATCATCTTTTTAATGTCCCTCGAATCGGCTATTTTCCCGTCACTTTTCAATTCCTCAATGTCCATTCCATCTTGGAGTGGGAGTGCTGAATCTTTTTCAGATAAGAATTTTTGCATCCTGTCCGTCATTAATTCTCGAACTTTTTCTTCTGCTTCTTCACCTTGACCAAACATAGCTTTCAATTTAACCAATAATTTTCGAGCGTTCATTTTCTTATACTTCGCAATACCAGTATTGAGTAGGTCAGCATAAGTAACATAGAATGCATCAATGATCTTTTTAACACTTTCGTTATTCAGGACTAGGTGCATAACATCTGATTCATTAAACGTCTTACTCATTGAAAACTCTTTTAGTACGACATCCGTATAAATATTTTCTTTGAACGCATATTTCACTTGCGAAAAACTATCCGCAACATATAATGCGTCGCCTATTTGGAAAACTAATGCTTCATTTTCATATACTAATTTGAAAACAATTTTCTTCCAAAATTCAGTTGCGTTCTGGTTCGGACTGGCTTCTATGTTGAATAAATACCAGTTCAAATCGCGTTCTTCTTTGCCATTCACAAACGTTTGTATCTCGGCTTTACACAATGCGTTAGCAATCTTATTGACACATGAATCAATCGCCCATCGTTTGATTGCTAGTTCATTTAGTCGATCCGTAGAGATACAACAAAAGGCATTATCAACTAATGTAGCTGTGTCTGATTTTCCAAATACACCTTTCACCCAGCTATTGAAACTCACTTTCTCACCTCCCTAATATGTGTATGCGTCAAATAACTTAAACTCTCGTGATTCTGGTAATTCTTCATCCAACATCAAAGCATGCAACAACGCAAAAAAGCCGTCCGTCTTACGCGTTTTCGGCTCAATTTTGATATAGGTTTTTTCGCCGCGATTATCGAATTTAACAGCGACATTGTTACAGTACCAACGCATCATCATATCATCACCAAACACAATCGAATGCGATGCAAAGAGTTTATCAACCATAGATGACAATCTATTATGACTGTATGGACCAGAACGAACTTGTACTAATGGCGCTCCCGCTTCTTCAAATTCATTTTTTAAAGACTTGAATCGGAAACTATCTGTTGCAATATTGATAATACGATAATCCTTAGCTTGCTCCATGAACCACTGCAAAGGGTAACTTTCATCGATATAATTATCTTGAATAATCGTCGCCAATCCCTTTTCCACGGCTTCATGGATTGGGAATTTGAATTTCGTTATTTTCATTGACTCTGCACAGATGAATGTATGATGTTTAAAATAATACTTACCGTCCTTTTTAAACATCAATCCGACTGCACAAAAATCACGGACATCCGCGAAATCAATTGCCCCAACGCAAGTTGCTTTTTCCAATTCAGGGAACGGTTGGTTCGTCGCTTCAATGTCACCCCATTTAACAGCTACTGTCGTAGGGTCTTGTGACGGGCGATTCATCCGCTTTGTCATGAACTCGACCATCACCTCGGATGATGCTTGCGCTTCTTCCCAGTGTTGATGTATTTCCGTTCGCAATGGTTTGTAATATAGAATCATCGGGTTCGCTTTGGGCCAATTCTTCGGATCATTTACTTCCTCATCGTTATCCAGTTTACAAATGAACGGGAGCATCCTAGAATTAGGCTTCTCACCGTTTAACACAGCTTGCGCTAAAATCTTTCTATCATCTAAAACACTGCCGCGAACATATCCATCAGTAGTTAAATGGAACCTCCGTGGATGTCGTTTCTTACCCAATCCAGATGTATGGACCGTGTAATTTTGGTAATCTTCATAGGCGTGTTCTTCATCAAAAGCGACCGCACCTGGTCGTCCGCCATCTTTGGTACGCGCATTTGATGTTTTGTATTTAATCGTTGAACCATTACGCCGATGCTTGATATATTCCAAGTTCCATTGATACACATTTTTCATTTGCTTCTTGTTGTTTTCTAACATGTTGTGAATATCTTCAAACGACGTTTTCGCTTGATCTTCTGATGTTGCGATAATATCGATGTTGTATTGATCGATACCATGATTCGCCGTTGTGCATTCAAAGATCATGCAGCTTAAAATCCCATTCTTACCAAATCCCCTACCGGCATAAATGAAATAATCATTGAACATCAGTTGCTCGTCGCCATCCTCATCAATTTCAAATACAGCAAATACAAACGCATATATAAATCGTTGAAACGGATAGAGTGTATAAAAATACCGCTCTGCCGTAGCAATAGCGGTGTCTAATACATCATTTTTGATTACCACATTATCAGCCTTTAAGCGCTGTCTAATGTATGTCATTAATTGTTTTTGTTCCTTACAACTCACAACGTCGTCTTGCTCAACCATTTGCATCCATTCGGATATCGCAGGGTGCCAATTGTACGTATTATAAGTTTGGGTCATCGTTACCACCTACATCCTTTTTAACATCCGTCGGCGGTTTTAATCCCATGAACTGCAATGTGTCCAGCATTTGTTTTGTATATTTTTGCAAAAGAATGGTACTATCGTTTTTCTTAGTACCAACTTGCCCGCCACCATTATTGTATTCTGTGAAGAAGCCACGTTCATTTATGTCTTTCACTAACGCTTGTTCCATATCCCAATAGCCAAGGTAGGAATCGATGCGATCTAGGAAAATCGGGTTGTTTAAACCTTTTTCGTCAAGTTGTTTTTTTAACTCTGTTTCGATTCTGTCACGCTTCTTCATGCGTTCCTTTTCTGACAAAAGCTTGGTAAAAGCCATTTTATACACCCCCTTATACGCGTTTTTGCTGCGCGAAATTTTGGCACCTCCATCCCCCGTTGTCGCACCCTTCCAAAAGTTTTGAAATATTTTAGGGCGGGGGTTATAGCCGCGGAAAAACTTTTTCCATAAAAATAAAAATAGAATTTATTTCTTCATCATCAAACGGAAGATATTTTTTTATCTTCTCGCGATCTGCATTCACTTTTAATTTAACTTCATTCAGCTTAAGACCTTGGCACTTGTTGTCCATGATTACATTGCGCATTGCTTTGTAACCTTGATACACCGTGCTTCGTATCTTGTTCTGTGTGTACACATTGTATGTCTCATACTGATCCGTGTCGTACTCTATTCCATCTATATCTAATTGCATTGGTAATCACCACCGTTCCTGGTTGATAGGTTCCTTCTTCTTTTGATTAGGTAATCGGTCATGCTCTTCGTTATGGCATGTGTTGCATAGACACTCAAGGTTACTTAATGTAAGTGCAAGATACGGAAACTCCTTCACATACTTTATATGATGCACACAGTCAGCCTTACGATACCGACGCTTCTTCTTACATCGTTGGCACTCATAGTTATCACGCTTCAATGCTACCAGTCTAAGCTCTAACCATTCGCGAGACTTATAGAACTTAATCAGTTGGTTAGTCTGGATTAGTTTGTATAACTTTGGTGTCATGTGCATATCTATTGTTTCTTTCTGTTTATCAACAGTGATAACGATATGATGAATAGCGCAATAGATAACCACAGCCACCAATAGTTAATAAGCTTCTCGCCTTCCGTCATATGGATCATATCGTGTAGGAACTGTTTCATATCATTCACCGCCTAATAATAAAACTCTATATCATCACCGAAATGAGTATCCATTGTGTGTTCCTGAATCTCGGTATAAGATAACTTATGTTTCTCCGCTTCTTCTTTACTACTGAATACACCATAAACAATCCCACACTCACCCTCATAAGAAGCAGGACTAAACAGTACAAACACTCTCATATCATTCACCCCATAATAAAAACGCACCATACAATTGTATAGAGTGCGTTTGGTTTATATATTAAGTACCAGAAAAGTAAAAGATAGAAGTTATCATTCAATTTATTTGGTTATCTTCACTTTCCTGATACTATCATCATACATCAGATAAGCACCTCAAAAGTCGCACGAAAGTTGCACTACTTTCTAAATCCTAACTGTTCAGCTATTTCTTTAATGATTACATCCCTATGTCTAATAGCTGTTGACCTTTCCATAAACGATTGCGTTGCAATGTATTCCCATTTGTGTTTATAATTCGACCAATACCGTAATTGAATCATTGTCTTGTCACATTCAGAAATCTTACAAATTACACTCTCAATCGCACTTACAACCTTACCCATCCTATTAATCTGCTTATCCATTTCCAGTATTGTCGCCTGTCGTTCCACTGGATTACTAATGCCACCACCAGATGAACCTCCTATGTTATCATCCCTGTACTCACGGTATATAGAGCCAGTGATGACGTTAGAACGTAACTCTTCCAATTCTTTCTTCGTCTCATGATAATGTCTTAACTCATCTTCGATATACTGAAATTGCGCTTTGGTTAGTCGTTTGCTCATTTATCATCACTTCTCTTTCCGAAAATAACTACTATCGAAATGTAGAACAGCAGCAACATGATGGATATTTCAAACTTATTACCTAAGAAGAAAAAGCCAAGAATATTGCCACATATCAACGCAAACATAAAATTCTTAAACCCCATTCACTCAACCCCTTCATAATCTTCTAATATCTGCCTGTGTTTCACTAGACTAATCTGCATCAGCCTATTAATCTTTTCAAAACTATATCCCATCTTTTGCAATTTTATGATTTTTCGATATACTTTCAATCGCTTTACATCATAATGCGTGATGAATATGCCGTTCTCCTTTTTCCACAGTGTGAGAGCTGTATGTGTGATGTCCCATTTCTTCGCTATCTGCGCATCATTCCAATGATTCAAAAGACTACGATACTCACTGTACGAATGTCCTTTTATCATTTTCATGTCAATTGCTCACTTCTGGCTTGATTGGGTCGTCATATAGGATTGAGCCTGGATTATATCCGTCACACTCCGATTCAGTTACACCATCTACAGTAATGGAAGATGTGTCATTTACTCTGATAAATGTTTTTCTTGTTCCATTTTTTAAACTAATAACCGCATCATAATCGTTTTGATATGATTCTGAAACAACATCTGAGATAACAGACATATCCAATGCCACTGTTTCTGGCTCCGATTCCCCACCAAAGTAATCCACAGTTGTACCGTTTTTATATAGCGCTGTTAGTTTTATTTTCATTTATTTGTCCTCCTCATTCAGCTCATTTACATACTTTTTTAGTGTTTTGTATGACATTGCAAGTAGAGCGCCTATAACTACCGTCTCTATAGTCCAAATAACTAACACGCTAATCATGATGAACAGTGTAAACGAATTACTCCAAATTAATTGAGCTGTAACACTTATGATTGGCACTATCGTACTGAAAAGCCAAAACACAAAGTATACCAACATCGCCTTAGTGATATGTTCCGTTGTTCTGTCTGTTTTTATTTTTTTAAATCTATTCATTTACCTTCACTCTCCATTTGTTTAATCAAATCATCCAAATAAAATCTAGCTTTCTTCAAATCCTCAATGCCATTTTTATGCTCATACCGCGTGATGTATTTCATGATGTTCCCGACTGCATAACTTGGATAATCCTTTACTTTAGCCTTAATGTAATCTAGCGTTTCGATTCCACCTGTATTGTAATGTGATGGATTATTTACTGTATCGTTGGCTTTGTATTTTTCGATTTTATAACCGTTGAAATAAATACAAGTTGCATAAGTAATTTCATTCCCTTCTTTTTTTACGCACGTTTCATTTCCATGAATACCCCATACGTCAGATGCAGTTGGTTTGTTCCCAGTGACTGCCCAAGTTACACCCTCCTTCTCCAACTCAACCATCAAAGCATCATAATCTTCTTGTGTTTCCGTGTGATATATTTTCATCTTTGGTTCCTCCTTCTTAAATATGGTAAGTCTGTGTGTATCGTCTTCATTCGTATACGTTTTAGATATTGAATCTTCGGTTTTCAATGTGTAACCTAGGACGTTTTTTATATAATCTTCGCTGTCCACTGGTGGTTCCTCCTCGTATTGTTTTAATTTTATAGAATTATATTTAGTTGGTTTTGTCATAAATTGTTTTAATGGGTTATCTTCTACTATTTTTTCAATAAGTTCTTCCGCTAACCGATTTTGCAGTTCAATCAATTTTTCATCTATTACCGGTCGTGAATAATATACATGTTCTTCTGGAAATGGTTTTTTATTCAAAACTGGTTCCTCCTTTTTATTATGTGTAAAAGGGATATGACTCATAAAACCGTCCTTATCAATCTTAAAACCGCCCCTTTTTAGCCATTCTTCATCTTTTAGGAATTCTTCGTAATTTGCTTTTTTCTTTGCAGTTTCTTGCACACTTATCATGGAATCACTTAGTAAGTCATACGTATATCCAGTTTTAGCAGTAGGTATCACATCGTTAGTAGTTTTTTTCATAGTAACACCACCATACGCCATTTTATTCGGTTTACTCTTGATCGGATTTGGTCTACTGCCTTTTGGTGGTACACTATTTCCCTTACTGCCTCGATTCTCACAATTAATTCGTAATAATCGCGATGCATACATGCCTATGCAAAACACTACAAAGAATAAAACAAACAGTTCTAATCCCAATTCTGGCATTCTATCCCCTCCCAAAAATACGTCTTATTATTTTATAAACTTCTTCCCACAGTGGTTTAGCTATCAGTATCAGCACTAAAAACATTTGAACAACGGTGATACTCATTAATACGTCAATCATTGTACTGTTACTCATGTTATCCCCTCCACAATCCTAACCGCATCCTCGACACTCCGAGCTACTCCACAAAGTACATTCTGCTTACTCATAGCATCTTGAAATTTAACCTGTTCCGGTCTCAATCTACCTTTCTCGTTCTTCACTTCAATAAAGAATATTTTGCCGTCTGATTTTCGGAATCCGAATAGATCGGGAAATCCCTTCGGCAATCCGGTATCGAATATTCGTCCACCAGGTAATAATATTTTGCCCACATTACTACGAAACACATAATGACCTAATTTACCTAATTCACGCCGTATTGCATTTTGGATGTTTATTTCTGCTGTCATTTAATGTCATTACCTCCTTTATTTATATATTTATTATTCTTTTTGGGACAGTTGGGACAAGATAAGAGTTAAATATAGAAAGTAGTATAGGAAAATAAAAATAGTAAAGGTTTAGGAAAAACGGGTCAAACCTGCCCAACATGTCCCGTTTTAAAAATTGAAGTTCATTTGTGAGTATTCATCATTTAATTTTATACCTTGATAGAGACGAACTGACCCACTTTTTTTCTTTTCAAACTTCAATCCCATTTCCCGACCGAACTTTGTAGAACTCATAACATATTGACCGTTATCTTTCGCCCATTCTCGATAGGTATCATATAATGTCTTTGATTTTATTTTATTTTCTATATCTACGTCGCAACAATCATCAATAAATGCCGTAATAACATCCATTTCTGATTTATATTCATTGCTGGCACGTTCTACAGCTGCGGGTAATTCCAACCCTTCGCGTTGCCATTTCAAGCAACCTTCTACCGCCCAATTCAATATCCCTGTGAGTTCACCTTTTAGCTTGTATTTCAGTTGTTTGTCTACTTTATGATCTGGTATCTTCACTGTGAAAGGAATTAGATGTAACCTTCTCCATATGCCATCATCACGACCGCGAATAATTGGTTTATGATTCGTCGCCATCCAAATTTTAAATTCTGGTGTGAACTCAAATTCATCTTTGTACAGATGCCTTGCGGTAACCTTGTCACCACCTGTGAGCTGTTTAATTAACCCTTCATCTAAACGTACGCCTTCGTTTGGTTCTGTTGTTGTAACGAAGCGTGCAGCATGTAGACGGGCAATATCACTATTCGCACCACTTGATTGTTGTTTTACCATGATTGTCTGTGGTTGAATGTTTGTGGAATAACTACCAAACACATCATTGATAATATCCAAAAATACACTTTTACCATTTCGACCGTTTCCAAATAAGATAAACATAACCTGTTCGCTCGTACTACCTGTTAGAGAATACCCAACGGCTTTTTGAACATAATCAATTAATTCCTTATCATGATTGAAAATATCAAGTAAGAAGCTGTTCCACAATGGTGCATCGATTTTATCTGTGTATTCAATATGACTAATCTTTGTGAACATTTTCGAACGATCGTGCGCATTCAATTTGCCACTTTTCAAGTCAATGTAGCCATTTTGAGTATTAAAAAAGTGTTTATTTACATCGAATTGTTCTGGCAGCACCGGCATTAAATGCTCGGCTTCTTTTAACATGTTTGTCTTTCCTCGATTACCCCGCGTTGCTTTCAAATGCTTCACAAATGCTTTTTCAATATCGGACTCCGATTCCATGTAGGCGAAATCTTTTTTCATATTTTGAATCACGCGATCAGCCAGTGTTTTAATAGCACCTGTGTTATCAAACATCCATATTTTCGAATTATAGTAATACCATCCTTTATTGACATATGAGTAACGGACCATATTATTATATTCATCTCTAAAACGTTCTGCGTTGCCAGTGTCATCAAAACTATATGCTTTTTTAGCTTTACCGTTATCTAATATTTTAATCTCATAATCATCAATGGAATTACCAGGTGCATACACATCACTTGTGTTTTGAATAGCGATATTTAATACTTTCTCTCCATACAATGAAGCTCCGCGTTTTTGGTCCCATTTAGATCGCATCAAGCCAGAGGAACGAAAAATTTCATCCATCTTTTCATAGTCGGCGCCTGTCCAAAAAGCAAGCATATTAGCAAAAGCAAGGTCTGCCTCTGATTGTGAAGGGTACAGACCGTCCCACATGCCATCGTATAGTGTTTTAAACTGCGAACCTTGCTTACTTTGCATAGCTCTTTGAATAATTTCATTAGAAGGTAAGTCCACATGGCTCATTTCGGAATGGTTGACAATAGGCGCCTCATTCACACCAATATATTTTGCGTGTAAGTATTGAATACCTGTGGAACCATCGTTTATTTTAGTGAAGTTATTGATTACATTGCCCGTCATAACGAAAAATCGACCATCATTGTACATTTCTACATTATTCTTTCTTCTCCCACCATCTGGAAACTTACCTTTGGAAATGATGTGAATACCAGTGCCACTAACGGAATACTCTGTATAACTCGCCAGTGTGTGAATAAATTCAGCAACAATATTTTCTTGGTCGCCTAATAAATAGTCTTCGATTTCGTCTTTTATATCATCAATATCTACACCGAAATATGGCGCTTTGAAGTAAAATCCTAAACCATCAAACCCATAATCCTCTAAAGAAGCAAGGGCGGTCGTGAAATCCGCCCATGTGCTTTCGTCGTTACTTTTACCATGTCTACCTGTATTGGCATCCATTGGCATTTTTTTATATTTTTGTCGCTCTTCATCCCAAAGTAGTTTGTAAGCGCACCATTGTTTTAACTGTTTTAATTCGTCTGGTATTCTTTCGAACATTTCCGCACGCTCCTAACTTTTAAAATGGAAGATCATCATCCGTAATATTCAAAGGTTGATTATCTTGCTGCGCGATATCTTTAGCTTTGAATTTATGATTAGATGGACCAGTAATTTTCGATTCAGCCCAACTTTTCACATTAAGATTGTTATACGTTTTGCCGTTATACTCTGACGTTTCATTTTTCACGGACACAAGACACGTTTTCAATGCAAAATCTTCTAATACCTCTGTCAATGAATTGTATTCTTTACCATTTGCCAACCCAACTGCCTTACCAATTGTGTTAATGGATTTTGCATTGTATTGGTTATCCTTTTTTGATTTCCAAATACTATGGAAAATATGCGCATTTTTAAACTTTTGATTGATATCATTACGGATAATTAGATCCACATTGATGTACTCCGCGCCACTTTGTGTTGCATCTTCTGTTGCGTGATTAATAATAACTTCATAAATCCCATCTTCTACTTGCCCGCCAAAAACATCTTCTGTATCTAATTTGAATACCATTTTTACATTCCCACTTTCGTTTTTTTATTTGATAAAACCTAGTAATTTTCCTTGGTGGTACGCCCACCCTTGTTTATAATTCCTGCTTTTTGCTAATTCATATAACTCACCCATATTTTTGCAATCCCCCGGCTCTCTGTAGTCAAGGGTGAACGATGCTTCATCTATTTCTTGTAACTCGGCTAATTCATCCACTTCAACTGCCTTCACCTCAACCTTGAACTCTGCCCCGCAATGTTCACACCGCTTAACTGTCTGGCTCACAGTCATAAAACATTCTTTGCATATTTTAACGGGTGCCTCGGCTTTCGTCGCATTACTGCCCTTACGAGGCGTTAAGGACCATGTGCGTTCCATATCTGGTAATCCGAAACGCGTTACATTTCCTACATGATCGATGATAATGGATGTTTTACCTGGTCTATAACGCATACCCCGCATAGACTGTTGAATATATAGCGATAGTGACTGCGTAGGTCGCAACATAATCACGGTAGAACAATCTGGCACGTCGAAGCCTTCGCCAATTAAATCCAAATTGCAAAGGACCTTTATTTCGCCTTCACGGAATCGTTTTATGATGTCATCACGAAGTGTTTTAGGTGTCTTACCGTCAATATGTGCCGACGAAATGCCTACAGCATTAAAGCTCGCTGCCATTTTCTCGCTTTGATATATCGAGCTGGCGTACAATATCGCTTGTTCTCCTGGGGCTAATTTCTGATAATGCCGTATCACATCACCCCATACCATTCGAGCGTTGAACTGGTCGTCTAAACCGCTCATATCGAACTCGCCTGTACGCTTGATGTTTAATGTATCTGTTTGAACGATTTCAGGCGCATAGTATTTGTAAGGGGATAGGAAGTTATTTTCTATGAGCCATTTTGCGGTTACCTTTTCGATTAGTGTATCGTTGATATCACCAAGCCCACCGCCGTTTAAGCGAACAGGTGTCGCAGTGAACCCGACGACTAAAGCTGTTGAGAAGTGAGCGATTATTTTCTTGTAACTGTTAGCTAGGACATGATGGCTTTCATCAATGATAATTAAAGAAGGTACCACCATTTTATCTAAGCGCCTAACAATTGTTTGGACCATGCCGAGTGTGACAAAATCCATGTCTACATCATTTGATTGCAGCGTGTTACGAATTTGATCTATTAATTCTTTTCTGTGGACTAGGAACAGCACATTATTTTTATTATGTGTTGTTCTGCGGATGATTTCGGATAGAATGACCGATTTTCCAGCGCCTAACCACAAGGAGCTACAACACATGGTGTTCTATATCCTTGCACAAACGCCTCCTTTACATCGTTGATGATTTCGATTTGATACACTCTAAGCTTTAGCATCCACATCACCGCTATTAAATAATTCTTCCTGCAAACAAAACTCACGATCATCTATCTGGTTCTTCGCAAATACTGCATCAGACGGTGTTAATGTAAACCCGCGGTTCCCTGTCTTAGGTGATACAGACAACCTTGCAACCTGTAAACATAAACCCATAACATTCGTCAAAATCGGTTTCCGAATCTGTGGGTAGGACCTATTAAATATCTGTCCCGCTTCCGTTTGCCATTCGTCCGACACTTCCCAAGCCGTGATTAGAATATTTTTACCAAAAGTTTTCAGATATCGGATTAAGTCAAGTTCCCAAAATTGCAACTGTTGATAGTTTTGAATGCCTGGTACACCGTTGTTATTGCCGTGTTTCCCATACTCCGTGAGCATGGCGGTTTCTAACTCCGAAATATTATCAAGAACGATATTGTCGTAACTGTCTAGGTGATTTGTTTTAATTTCTTGAAGCAATTTAGGTAAGCCAATTCTGTACCCATTTTCTACAATAATAGGATCGTGCATATCCACAATATCAATATTATCTTTACCTTTTAAAACACTAGATGTGCCATCGATATCAATCACTAGCGTTCTACCCGGCATGAATCCGATTGTGGACGTTTTTCCTTTACCTGGATCACCATAAATCAACCTAATTGCCGACGGTGTTGTTATCTCACTTGCTTTTTTTATATTCACTTTATCACTCCTATCTTATCCGTAATGACCTACCCTGATACAGTTCCGCACCGTCCACCTCAATACCTGCCTTTAAATCGACGAGAAGGGCTTTTTTATCGAGCTTTTTAGGCTGTTCGACCAAATATGCAATAAGTTTACTTTCGTCCTCTACGCGTGCCGATGGCGGATTATTTTGTATTGCAATGGTGAGGTGCTGCCCTTTGATTTTGTCCGTCCCGATTTTTTCTAATTCGGTTTGTAGATAACGTTTCAAGCCATCGACATTATTTTTAATAGTACTTTTACGATCAGCCATCCTTTTCATTTCTACATCAAAACCAGCAACTTCCGCTTCTAAACTTTTAATAACTTTCGCTAAATTTTCTGCTTTAATATCAATACTTTCTTTGATAGCATCTAATGTGTCTTTTAAAGTCTCTGCTTCGGTTTGTCCAGCTAAATCTAATACTTTCTGATAACTATTTCCTAGCTCATACAACTTCATCATTTCGCCTCATTTCCTGAAACTTCTTATCTAATAAAAAGTACATGTCAATCACTTCATCATAGATAGAACAACCTTCTAGCGTTTTTTTATTTTTACGAAGCCAGTTGTACATACATTCTAACCCCTCATATTCATGCAAGCTAATCCCTTCACCGCGATAGATAACATCCATCCACATAATCAATAACCCTCTTCCTGCCGTTCAATATTAATTTTTGCTTTATCCATATAGGCTTTTTCAATCTCTTCCTCGGTGAAGTGTAGCGTGTTTTTCGCGAGGTTTAACAAGATTAATAAAATATTTACAACGTCATCTTGTCCCCAAATGTCACTTGAAATACGTAGCGCTTCAAGTAATGAATACGTGATATCTGAATCTTGATTTTCTGATTCTGCTTCGTTTGTATTAAGCATTAATTCCGTGTTCAAATTACCGATATCATAATGATTGATTAGCGCTAAAGCAAACGCGATACAGTCTGCTAACTCGTCTTTTACTTTCGCATCGTCAATCACTTTGCTGTGTTTCCAGTGTTTGAAGCTTTGTAACTCATTAGCAAATTCCGCAATCTCTACTTGCAGCGCTAATTTTAAGTTATTCTGTAATAACCCCGCTTCGATATCAACCTTCTCCATAATTTTCGCATCAACCTGTGTTTGCATTTCTAACATTTTTTCAATATTCATTCTTTTTCCTCCCTAATGTCTGAAACCATCGTTCCAGTATTCGTCTACAACCATCGGATTTTCTACTTCATTGTTCATTTTTAATCACCCGGTATTTCCCGCGGTCTTTTCTAATACACACTGCACGTCCGTGATCCGCTTTCTTTCTTGAGTTGTATTCTCGGACGTTTAACCATCGTTCAAGCGCATAATTATACTTTTGCAAGAGATAACTCATTTTCTCTCAACCTCGCTTTATAAAACGCTTTTTGACTCTCTTTCATTTTAGCTGTGAGCGATTCTAAGTTGTGCATTAAATTGTCCAGATCGTTGTCACTTTTAATAATTTTATTTGCTAATTGCTGCCCTGTTCTGTTCACCGTTCTATTTATTTCGGACATAATAATTTGGCTTTCTGTCATTGACTTTAACCCCCAATCGTGCTAAATTATGCATAGTTTTTGTTTTATAAGCGCTCGTCTTTGAAGTTACAGCTTCAGGACGAGTATTATCACTTCCTTTCGTAAAATGATAGGTGATTAGTACTGTGGTTAGGATGATTGTTGCTAGTATGAACGTTAGTTGGATTAGGTGCATTTAATCAGTCCTCAATCCCATAAACATGCGTTACAAATTCGCCGTTTGAAAACATGAGAGTGCCGATAAAATAACTTTGTTCTGGAACACATTCACCAGTCATCGCGGACATAAATGTTTTCTTTTTTAATTGAACATTTCCGTGTGGCCTGCCGTCTAAAAGAATGCCTGATTCTATATAAATAACAGCTTTATTATTTTGAACTTGAACTCCCAATATTTTAATGCCAGGTGGACAAAACATAATTGTTTCACCGATCATATTTAATTCTTGTTTATAAATGCGTCTGCTCATCTACTCCGCCTCCCCATCAGCAATCCACACGCCTTTAGTAAGTTGCATATGTTTCTTAAGTTTCTTAAAAACCCGTAGTTCATCTTCTGTCCAAAATTCTGGATAAGCGCCGGAACCTTTATAAACAACCTCCGCATTCTCCCGCTCTGTGAGGAGTCTGTTGGCTAATAGAATCGCATCACCAATTCGCTCATCAAGTTCTAATCCTTCTAGTCCCATAGAGAACACAAATTCTAGCGCTGTATCCATGATTTCTCTATCCTTCTCATTCTGCGTCATCGTCTTGCGCCTCCTCTTCGTAAATGTCTAACGTCGCGTCGATAGTGGGCAGTATAGTCAAAGTATCGATCGTATCTAATTTCGTAGCTCGTTCGCCGTTTTCATCATCGCCTACACGTAATATCATCCCCTGTCCATTCGCGTAAGGTTGAATGATTGTGAAATCCGCCTCTTTTATATCGTCACCGTATAGCTTTTCTGCCGCCTCCAATGCGTTTTTTGTGAAAACACCGATTTGTTCCATCGTATCTAATTCTTTCATTCCGCTTCCTCCTCTAAAATATACTCTTAACAAACTCGTCTTTAAGTTGCTCCTTAAAACAATTATCGATTGCGTCACGAATCATTTTCCAGTCTTTAAAATCAATATCAAAGTCGTGCTGTGATTCATCTGTGGAACTGTAGGATGCGATAATTACGCTCCCGTCCATCATGCTAAAATCAAGCGTGTTATATCCGCCAGAACCACTTTCGAAATCTTCTACATATCGCATATTATCAATGTGAACGCCTTGTTTCATTCCCTAATCACCCCAACCGCTTCAAAATCAACCTCGATAACTTCGCATACATTGCCCGTCTTACCTTCGTGTTCAAACGCTTCATGTTGCGCTGATAGCTCGTTTTGAAACGCACGTACTACTTTTTTTGATTTGACTTCTTGGACGATGAAAATGTAGTTATTTGGTGTCATTCGTCATCCTCCTCACAATACCGCTCAATCCACTCAGCAGGCGCTTGATTTACAAAGCCAGCCTTGAAAAACGTTAATTCTTTTTCTAACTCCGCTACACTCGCATGATCTTCTGCTGCGTTTGTGTATTTGGCTTTTGCTTTCCGCGCCTTTAAATCTTCCAATATCGCCTTTTCTAGCTTTTTGTCGAATTTCATTCCGCACCTTCTTTCAATAATTCGGGGTTCTCGTGAATGTTGCCGATGATTTTAATAGCGCTATCCAATCCGAAATACATTTTATATCCCTCGGAATATATTAAAGTTTCAATTGAATCAACGTAAAAGCAAAGTTTTTTATCGCACCATTTCACGATTCCAGGCTGGTTAATTTCCGATACAAAACCAGATGGCGCTACAATATCCCCCTCAAAAATCTTGTTGCCGTTTTTGTCGCTTAATCCCGTATACTGTCCGACTGTCTCAGGTCTAACTTGATACGCGAAGGGAGCGCCTGATGAATTAGAAATATAAGTGCCTACTCCCGCTCGATCTAGCTTTTCTTTGATAACAGATAGGTTACCGTATGCCCAATACCCGTTTATATTTTTACCTCTAAATTCAATTTCACGACTCATGTTCGCGCTCCTCTCCTTTTACAACTAATTCAACTGGCACAATTTCATAAAGCTTTTTCGATACTTTACGTTCCTTAAACTCAAAATGCGCGGTGAAATAACTTTCAAATAATAACGCTGTACTGTCTGAAGTACGTTGCCGAAAGCCAGGATAGCGTTTATCCGTGCCGTATACGAACTTTTTACTACGCTTATGCCTTATTGCGTACATCACACCTCACCCTCCAATTTCTTGCAAATGATTTGGCATATCTACACTTTCAATGTGAACTAGTTCGCCGTCTAACCATTTCTGAACATTAAACTCTCTTTCCACCTTTTTACTATGCGGCATCACATTTAAATTGCTAAAAAGTAAATGATCGTCATGTTCGTTTTGTATAAAATAAACCTGCTTAACTTCGCGTGATAATACATCCCCATGAACAATTGTTGCGTTCATGCCTCTTATCAATAAATTGAACAACAAGAATGGAACAGCTCGATCCGATAACTCCTCACACTGATACAGATGCTGTGATGGCAGATAAACAAATGGACCTTCTCGCAAACAATCACCCCACCATTTGCGAATAGTCATTCCTCCGGTCCCAGCTGCTATATCAAGTGTATTTTGCGATTCTCCTGTTAGTTTGGAAACAACATCACTTAGCTCGTTTGGTGTAAAGTCTTGCATGTGCTTCTTACGATCTGCGTGCTCATCTTGAAAGTAGATGTGAAACCAGTCATAGCTGACGTCCTTTTCAAGCTCCAAAAAGTC